TTCAAATTCCATATCAGCAGGTGACATGGTAAAATCAGAAAACAAATCTTCTTCTGGTCCCATGCCAGGCAAAGTAAATGGTCTTTCAGCCATTGAGTTTAGTTTTTGTTCACGCATGTATTCATCAATTCGACCAAACTTATCAAAGTAGTCTGAGAATACATTTGCACAATGTGCGGCTTGTTCTTTAGTTAATGTCATACTTTAAGTCCACCAAAATTCTTACTGAATTTCTTCTCACGGTTTCCAAATGTATTCAAAGGTTTATCTTCAACTTGACCTGCATCAACAATATCTGCCTGTGCTGAATCTTCGGCATCATACAGTCTCATCTTTGCTCTATCAACACCAACAACGAATCGTTTGAAGTTGTTAGGGTCAGAGTATCGATTCTTTAATTGTTTTACCAAGATTTGGTTTAATTGTTGCAGTTCTTCATTAGTCACCAATGCAAACATAAAGTCAGCAGTTGCAGGCAGACCAAATGATTCTGAAGTATCTTCAAGGCCTGGATCCGAATTACTGAAACCACTACGAGTTGTTTGTGTCGCAGAAACAATTGGTACATTGTGTTCGACAGCCAAACCACGCAGTTCTTCAGCAATAGACTTGATGTAAGTATAGGAGTTAACAGAACCACCCGCCTTGATACGTGAAGATGCACAAATGTTCAGATAATCAATAAAGATGATATCTGGTATAAAGTTCTTCTTCAAATGCAATTCACTTAGCAATGCTCTGAAATGTAGAGAAGAAGCACTGGCAGTTGGATATTCTTTGATAATCAATTTGCCATGAGCCTTGTTCTGTAATGCCTTAAACTTACGTTCATAATCTTCTTTGCTGATTGTGTGAAGTTCATTCAAATCAATATTTAGCAAATTAGCATCGATACGTTCCGCAATACGTTCTTCGGCCATTTCCATTGTAATGTACAAAACATTATGGCCTTGTGATAAACAACCAGCGGCAACGTGACACATGAACAATGATTTACCAACACCAGTACCAGCAAGTGCAATGTTCAAGGTTTTTGTTGGTAGACCGCCTTTTGTAATCTTATTGAAGATATCAAGGTCAAACTTGATACGAGATTCTACTTTGTGGTAGAAGTCGAAACGAGAATCATAATCTGCCATGTAATCATGGCCAATGTGTTGGTCAAATGAGACACCAAGAGCATCACTCAACAGTTTTGGAATCTCACCTTTTGGTTTATCTGAATGTTTGTCATCAAGGATTGATACTGATTCCATAATGGCATTGTAGATGGCTTTGTCTTGGCAGAACTTTTCAGTCTGCTCAATCAACCACTTACTCTCAACCTTTTCTTCTTTACTCGAATGTAATTCTTTCAGAAGTTCAATTGATTGTCTTACTTCAGGTTCAGTTAGATTTTTACTCTCGGTGAAATTAATGATGAGAGATTCATGTGTTGGTAAGTTTTTGTATTTGTTTACAAACTCAAAGATTTCTTTGAATACTACCTTCTCTGTGTTGTCGGCAAAGTAATCCGACTTGATGAATGGCAAAACTTTACGGGTAAAGTCCTCATTGTATATCAGATTCTTCAGTATCGTTTGTTCTAGTCGATTCATTTTGTATAATAATTTCTGTAAGTATGTCACCTATGATTGTAACAAAATTATCATCATTTTGCAAGGTCTCTTTGTCATGTTGACCTGAATAATAAATGTTATAGTTAAACTGAAGAACCGGTATAGCCGATTCAGGTTTCAGTTTAACCATACCATAGGAATAAACCACACCGGTGTAGGTACCCGATGTGATTTCTACCAAAGTGCAATCTTCTGTCTCACTTTGTGAGAACCGATACTCAACTTTCTTCGGTTTCTTCGACCACGGGAGTTTCTCCCATAATGCTGCCATAAGCGATTTCATATTTGTGTTTAATGAATTGTTTAAATTTCTCATCTTTCAAAATTGGTTCCATGAATTCTGATGATGTAGTATCAGCAATTCGTTTCTTGTCACCAACTTCACCAGTTGCCTGGTCTACTTTTGCATACCAACCATTGGCAGGTTTAACCACATGTCCGGATTCAATAGCAAGGTCAAGCAAGCCAGAGTAACGGCTGATACCGCCGTCAAAAGATACAGAGATAGGAATTTTAGATTTTTCTTTGACATAACGTGATTTTTCGACATTGATAATAAAATGGTAACCAACAATTTCAGTACCTTCTTTGTCTTGTTGACGACCGAGAATATAAATGTTGTCAGCAGAGTAATACGAACCTGTACCACCACCAACAATATCTTTAGGAAACATTCCAATTTCTTTGTATGTGTGATTCACAACAATCATAGGAATATCTTTAATGGTCAAGTGTGGTGTTACCATACGGAACAAACTCTTAACCTGTTTTGCTCTAGACATATCTGCAACTGATTTGCCTTCAAGAGCATCTTCAACTTCTTTCTTTGAAGCCAAATTACCGATTGAATCAAGGATAACCATAAGTTTATCACCACGTTCAATGTTTTCAAACTGTTGCATGATATCAAACTTCAACTGTTCAATATTGGTCAATGGTGTATGCAACACACGATCCATATCAATACCAAATGTTTCAAAGTATTTTACTGGTGTACCAAACTCTGAATCATAGAACAATAGAATTGCTTCTGGATATTTGTCCATATAAGATTTAGCCATCAACAAACTAAACGCTGTCTTAAAGTGTTTAGATGGGCCTGCCCACATTGTAAGACCTGGTGTAATACCACCATCTAACCGACCAGATAGTGCAACGTTAATCATTGGCACGGCAGTCGGAATCATATCTTTATCAGTAAAGAACTTTGACTTAGATAGAATTGCACTATCTTTAATTGTCGAATTCTTCTTCAATTTCTCAAGTAAACTCATTTTAACCTCTTTTTAAAAAAAACTCTCTAAGGAATTCTGTTGTTCTGTTGACCAATTCATGCAATCTAAAATCACTTTAATTGGTTCAAGGAATGCCTTATTGAATTGTGTATCATAATCAATAAACTCTTGCAAGCCAAACTCCACTGGCAATCTATTTGGGTATGAAATAACCGTATCTTTCATGGGATTTGGTTGTTTCAAATATGTGAATTTAATCTTCTCACCTTCCTGAATCAATGGATACTTTTTATCAAGTTTCATTGCTTTTAGTTTGGTGTTATACAGAATGGCACCCTTCACATGAATTGGTGTGCCCTTCTTATATAGAGTCACATTGTCGGAGTATTCTTTCAGACCATTCAGACCACGAGGGAAAGAAATATCTTCAGCCGGCAACTGCTTAAATTCACTTTTGAAATCTTCAATGAATTTATGAATATCGGATTCGGTGCCGTTAATCATAATGTCAATTGATTTTTTCATCTTCTCACGTATGGCAGCAGGCGTAGATGACTTAATCATCTCAAGGCCCATGACTTTCATCTTAGGTTCTTTATACTGCACACCTTCATTATTAAATACGTTCAGAATGTAACGCTTCTTGGCAGTCCAAATGCCTTTGTTAGCCAGACCTTCACGTTTCATCTGCATCTTCTGGGCAAAGGCATGAACGTAATCAGCCAACTCTGTATAAGATTTATCTATGTGTGGTTGAAGTTTTTCTTCACAAACTTTATCCATGAATTCAATAATCTTTTGTTCAGACACACCACTTTTATTACCATAAACTTTTTCAACCAACTCACCGAGACGGAGGTAAATTGAATCAGTATCAGAAGCAATCACATAGTCTTTATCACTATCTAGCAACTTGTTCATGTACTGGTTGATTTTAGCTTCAATCCAACGAATTGATAGTTGACCAGCAGTAGTAACACCCAAGGCCATTCTCAAATCATAGAATCTGAAATACTGGGAACCTAGAGCACCGTAAGCACTATTAAGAGAAACTTTCTTTGCCAATTGCAGGTTATCATAACGAGCAATCTTATTTTTCAGTTCATACTTTTTATTAGGATCCGACTCAACTTCATAATCTTTCTTAGCCTGAATCATCATTTTCTTAAACTTTGAACGATCCACATACATTTCTTCTAGCATCTGAGGTAAGAAACCTTTTTTAGTTGTTGAAAAGAATTGACCATTTGGAGTAATAGTTACACCACTCATATTTGATAGGTTAACTTCTTTAAGTAACAATTTATCAACGCTTACGCCAGAAGAAATGATTTGTCTCATTTCAGGAGTATAATCATGTGGCTCAACCAATGTTTCAGGTGAAATATTGTATTGCATCATCAGGTGAGGATACAAACTGTTCAAGTCAAATGATGCCACATAGTTGTGCATACCAACTTGTGGGTCTTTCACGTAAGCACCTTCAAAGGCGGCAGTCTTACTCTTTACAACTTTAGGAGGAACAATGATGTTTTTGTCCAACAAGTAATTGTAAATCAAAGAATCCCACATACGAGTCTGTGCAAAGATATCTTCAAAGTTTGTTTTGGTATCATAAGCAAGAGTTAAGCCCAACTCAATCAACTTCAACTTATTCTCTAGTTTGAAAATCAACTCTACGTCTTTGATGTTATACTCAATAAACTTTTGGTAATCTAAACGATACAACTGGTGTAAGTTATCAAACTCATCGTATGAAATCTTACCTTCACCTAGTTCAACTTGTGAGATATTATCCAAGCGGTAAGATTCTTGTGACTTACCACCTGGCGCATACCATCTGTACAATTCAATATAATCTAATGTAGAAACGCCAGTGAATTCATATGCAATCATCTCACGGTTATTCACAACCGCCTTGCGACTATTGATATAATTCCATGGTGAAAGTTTCTTAACATCGTCATCACCAAGTATTTTGGTAATACGATTCACAAGATATGGAATATCAAAGAACTTGATGTTCCAACCAGAAATAACATCTGGACAATTTTCTTGCCAGAACGCCAAGAACTTCTTGCACAGGTCGTATTCATCATTACACTTGGTGTAGATAACATCTTCACGGTCATTTCTAAACTCACCACATCCAAAGACTGTTGCAACACCATTCAAATACTTGATACAGATAGCTGTGATTGGTTCGTTTGCTTGATATGGGTCAGGGAAACCATTTTCAGAACCAACTTCGATATCGATAACGGCAATCGAAACATGGTTAATGTCCCAATCAATCATACCTTTGTGTTGGTCTGCAATGAAAGCATATTGAAAGTTGGCATTACCAAATACATCGAAGCCTTGAACACCATCATAACGATTAACGAAATCACGAGCCTCACGCATACCTTCGAACTTCATAGGCTCAAGGTAATCACCTTCAAGTGTTTTGAAGTTGGTGGTTTTATTAGAGCGCAAAAACAAAGTGGGCGTGTAAGCAATTTTATACTTAACACGCCGGCCGTCTTTTACACCACGATAAAAAATATTGTTGCCAACACCGACAACGTTAGTGTAATAGTTATTAGTCATTCATATATTATATCAGAATTTTGGAATAGATGTGGCAATTTGAATACCAGACCCAAACATTTCGCTATACTGATTTACCAATTCCCGCAAAGGAGTTGTAGTACAAAGAATGTCCTCATTGTTGATTCTAATACCAGTTTCAAATTCTTCACAGAATTGAATAAAGGGAGAGAATGCCATCATAGGACCATCTTTAGTTGGCTGCATGATACATTGCACAGGTTTCTTTAAAAGAATGTACCCTGTTTCTTCCACAATCTCAGCCAAGAGAGTGTGATTTGTTTTAAAAGTAATTAATTGGATGTTCATACTCGAACCTCCGCATCAACTACACCAATGGTAACCCAACGTTTTGGGATGAGCATCTCACGTCCGTTAAACTTGTGAGCATCAATGGTTGGGTCTTGCATCCAACCAAGGACTTCTACCTTGTTATCAAACTCACGCAAGAACAGTTCATATCTGTCCGCATGAGGCATTTTGTACTCATTGACCAACCTTTTGGCCACTTCACGTAAATTCATATTTACCTCTTAAAAAATATACGATAATGTATTATAACAGAATTATTAATAAATTGCAAGCTTTTACTTGGCAAACTTGGTGAAATCTGGCTTCTTCCAACCTTCAGGTTTAAGAACTTTGCCGTCTTCACGTTTGATTACCGTTTTAGTTTTGCTATCAATCTTCTTTAGGTTACTAAGGGAACCTTCATCCCAAATACCCTTTGTGTCCCAGCCACGGGAATTCATATACCCAATGATTACCCACATAGTATCAAAACAGGCATCGATGGTTTCAACATCATCATTCTTACTAACAGCATCAATGAATTCGTGGTATTCTTCATTGATTAACCTTCGGTACAATAATGCTTGTTCATCATTGTCCGTATCTGTAGTTTGACCAGCTGCGGTCATAAACGTTTCAACATCCCTAAAAACACTAGTCATATTTAATTACCTCTACATTACACTTCTTTAAAAATTCAATTCCGTCATCATCACGATAACTATTCCGATAATAAACACTATTGATACCACTTTGGTGGATCAACTTGGCACAATCAATACAAGGCGCATGAGTGATAAACATAGTAGCACCATCTGTAGAGTTAGTAGATTT